AGGATCGTTATCTAAATTTTGCACGATCCACTTGCGAACATTTGGAAACTCTTTCTTTGAAAGATACCCAACAAGTTCTTTGGTATTTACATTAGATAACAGACTAAGAATACCTGTATCAATAGAACCTCCAGCAGAATAACGTTGACATTCATTGAGAATACGACGCCAGTCTGGAAAGTGTTGATTGATTATTTCAACAAGAACTTTCGGATCATGTTTGACATTCTCTGTCTCAAGAATAGTGCCGAGACGCTTGAAGAATGCTGCTGCGATTGCTGGTTTTTGTTTTCCGTTGATTGTAAAGTCAACGACTGCACATCGTGAGTGCAAGGGTTCAATGATTTTGTTTTTGTAGTTGCAGGTAAAGATAAATCGGCAGTTGTTATAAAATGCCTCAATATTTGCCCGTAAGAGGAGTTGTACATCGTGGGTTGTGTTATCAGCTTCGTCAATAATGATGACTTTGTGCTTTGCGTCCACTGCTGAAAGCGATACGGTCGAAGCAAAGTTCTTTGCTTGATTTCTAACCGTGTCCAAAAATCGTCCTTCATCTGATCCGTTGATTACATAACAATCTGTTTTTAGTTCGTGGCAAAGTGCTTTTGCCACAGTGGTTTTACCAAGACCAGGAGGACCTGCAAGAAGAAGATTTGGAATTTCTCCTTTACTTACAAAGTCCTTCAAAGTAGATTTGATTGCATCTGGAAGAATACAATCATCAATTTTCTTTGGTCGATATTTTTCTACCCAAAGAAAGTCATCACGATCCATAAACGCTATCTGGTTCAAGTGCGATAAAGTAAGTAAGATTATAACGCTCGCTATAAAACCTGGATAGTTTCTTTTGCGAAATTACAACTTCGTAACTACCAGGAATTAGTTTGATATTCTCAATCTTAAAGTTGAATGAAAACTCAGCATCAGTTTCTCCAACAACAATTGAATACTCATTAGAAGTATCGTTCTTACGATCACTAACAACAAGTTTAATAACTCCTGCTTCTCCAACAGCAGATAGATCAGGAAGACCAAGAATAGAAGATGACTTCAAGATTTTTTGAAGTTGCTCTTCTTGAAGGATAAAACAAACATCACTAGAAGGAAGTTTCATCTCACGATCAGGTGGTGCAATAATTACACTAGGATCAGAGAAGAAATACTTGGAACGATTTGCTTTACCTTCTTTGATGCTAGCATAACTTTCTTCGCTAGACACATCAATATCAGGATCTTTATACAGTCCAACTGTATTCAAAAACTGTGGAAGATCATAGATTGCAAAGTCTTTTGGAATATACTCTTCAATTTCAGCTTCTGCAAATACGTTTTGCATCGGAGAAATTGTACGAAGTTTCTTACCTTCTTTGAAGGAAAGTGATTGATTGATTGAAGTAAAGTTTTGAAGAATTTTGATTGTCTTGTCAGAAAATTTCATCGTTCATTATAAGGTTGGGTACGTTCGTTGTGAAGCCCTGCAAAGTGATACAGAAGAATACAGTAATGGATTGCTTTCAGTATATCCATTTTTGATTTACCGTTCTTCTTTCCAAAGCGTGAAAGATACTTGATTGCATTGGATCGAGTAAATGGCTCAGCATCTCCAATACTTTCAATCAAATCTAGAGTTTGAGTTTTTGATTGTTCCGAAGTGTAATGAGCATTATAAGTGCTTGCAAGATACTCTTCTACTACCTTGAGCGTTAGATCCTCATTATATTTCCAAAAACCGTTGTCAGACATCTCCATCATAATAAAGTCCAGTAGGTATTATAGCACACTTGTCAAAGAAATGAAAATAAATACAAAAAAATATAATTTACTATGATTGATCCAAAATGTTTGAAAAAACAACAGTGCTATGGATTCTCTTCGCGTGGATTTATTTTGCCTTGTTGTTATTACGACAACGAATACTCATTAAAATATGATGCTCCTCAATTTTTTGATGAAAAATTAAATTTAAATAATGTAAATTCAATTGAAGAAATATTAAACTCAGAAACGTGGCAAACCTTTTTTAAACAATTAAGTAATAAAAGTGAAAGTTTGCCCTATCCTTGCCATTATTATTGTAGTGATAATTCAACACCTAATAAGGTGATAAAATGATACCAGAAGAACTTCTTAAACAAATTAATATAGACATATCTAATAAATGTGGATTAGCATGTCCAGGATGCAATAGGCAAAAATATTATGATGGAGATGCTAAAAAAGTTCCAGGAAGAGATATAACCATAGCACAAATGAAAATGATTGTAGATTATTTTGATCGTATATCATTCTGTGGTCAAGTTTCAGATCCTTTATATCACCCAAAGTTTTACGACCTTTTAAAACTATGTGTAGATAATAAAAAATCATCTGTAGTGTATCATGCCGCAGTTTTAAAAGATAGAAAACAATATCTAAAACATTTTTTACTTTCTAAAAGAGGTAATGTCAAATGGGTTTTTGCGTTAGATGGATTACCAAATCAAAGTCATTTGTATAGAAAAAATCAAGATGGAAAGAAACTATTTGAAATAATGAAGATGTGTGCTCAAATGGGAATAGAAACAGAGTGGGATTGTATAATTTTTAATTATAACGAATATAATTTGCAAGAATGTGAAAACCTTGCATCGCAATACAATATAAAATTAAATAAAATAGTTTCTAGTAGATGGTGGAAAAATTGTGAGGAAATGCAACCAGAAAATTCTGAATTATATTTTAGTGCGAGAAGTTATGTTCAAGACATGTTGAAAAAAGATCCTGAACATCCCTGGTATAGTTAATAAAAAAGGAGGTATTTTGTACCTCCTTTAAAAATATATTTACACTATCACCAGATGCCTGGAATGATTTGTCCAGTAAGTGCATAAGCACCAACTGCAGCAATAAATCCTAGCATCGCTAGGCGACCATTCAGTTTTTCTGCTTTCTCGTTATGAGTTTCGTACACACCGTTTTCCATTTGATTTAGTACTCCATTGTCAATGTACATAGATGGTTCTTTGGCAAACATATTCTGTTGACCAAATTCGTTTGTTGTTACAGTCAAAGTTTTGTAACGAATTACAACAACATTATATAGGAAATCTAAAGATCTGTCAAGCTTTCAACTGACTAAATCCTTTGACTTTTTGGAATTCCAACACATTCTCAAACTTTTCATGTAATTCATTCTTATGGGAAATGATAAAAATATTAGCATCGCTAACTACATAGCGAATGATTTTAAAGAATTCATCAGTTCCCAAACCATCTAGAGAACTATCAAATACTTCATCCATGATGAGAAGATTTGTTGAGATACTATTCTTCAATCTTGCAATCTCACGCCAAGTAAATAGCAAAGATAAATCAATCCTCATTTTTTCTCCTTCAGAAAAGGAAGGATAAGAAAAATTCTCGTGGATTGGTGTCTGAATTTTTTCATTGAATTCTTCATCTAAAGTAAAGTTGATGAAGAAGTCCATCATTTGCAAATACTTATTAACTTGCTGATTGATGAGTGGCAAATACTTCTTAATAATACTACTCTTTACACCATCATCTTTCAACAAAACATTTGCTTGTAGATAATATCCGTAATCATCCTTGAGTTGTTCAAGATCTGTTAGTATTTGTCTTAGATTAGATTTGTATTCGCTTAGTTTTTCGTGTTCAGTATTTCGGTTTTCAAGCCTAGTGGTAATTGTTTGAATTTCCTTTTCAAGAGTTGATCTTGATTTGTTTGAGTTAGAAATACGAATGTTGATCTGAGAAATTTCATTTTGTAGTTTTGTAATCTCCCTTTGAAGTCCGAAGAATGCTTGTTCACGTTCTTCTTCTTTTTTGATTGTATCTTCAATTTCCTGAAGATTACTTTCGTAGGAACTTAGGACTTGCTGGAGCTCGTCTATCTTATTTACACGAAACGTTTCTTCAATCGTTTGTGTACATGTTGGGCAAACCGAATGCTCTTTGAAAAACTCCAGATCATCACTAGAGTTCTGTTTCTTGTTTCCAATTTTACCCTTGAAAGTTCCAAGTTTACGAAGGGTATCTGAAGCATCTGCATATTGTTCTATTTCTTGCTGCTTGTCTTGAACTTTTTGTAAAAGACTGGCGACACTTTCAGTGTACTCGGAAACTTCCCTTTCACATTCAACAATTTGGGTTTGTTTATCTTTGATATCATTTTGCCCAGTCTCTTCAATTTGTTTAATAAAATTTTGCTGCATAATGATTTTATCAGCAATTCCTTCTTTTTTCAACTCTAAAGTCTTGACAGTTTCCTTAGCGTCTTTGATCTTGTTCTTCAAGATCTCAGACATAGAAGAAAAAACTTTGATGTCCAAAAGGTCTTCAATCACTTCTCGCCTGTGAGCAGCAGGGAGTTGCATGAATGGAACAAACGATGCACTACCCAAAATAACAATTTGAGTGAATGACTTGTAGTTCAACTTAAGAATATTATTCTCAAGCATCTTTTGCTGATCCTGAGCAGAAGCATCTTCATTCATCTTCTTACCATTCTGGTAAATCTCAAAGATACCAGGTTTGATACCACGAATAACTTTATATTCGTTTCTGTTTACATTGAAATCAATCTCAACAACGCAATCTTTTTCATTGGAAGAGTTTACAATTTGATTTTTATTGATCTTCCTGAATGGTTTGTTGAACAACGAAAAACATAAAGCATCAAGAATAGTTGACTTGCCAGCACCATTCTGTCCAACAATCAAGGTGTTAGTGTTTTGATTTAGTTTGATTGATGTAAACTGGTTTCCTGATGATAGAAAATTTTTATAACGAATTTCTTTGAACTCAATCATTATCAGATCGTGGTGGAATTACAATGTCATCTTCAGTGATTATAGTATATCTTATCCCCGCTTTTTCACATGCTGCAACTGCAACTGCATCATTGACTTTGATGACATCCATTTCTGGACAACCATCTTCTTCCATTAGCAAAGCATATCTCACAGCATCATCTTGTTCCTCAAACAAAAATACAACCTTTTCCCCGAACTCATCCTTTACCGCATATGCCCCTTCGTCTTCTAAACCCTTGATTGTAATGATATACATTACATAACCTCACACGCTTCCTGATAGATATTTTTGATTAGACTTTTGATCTTAGATTTATTTAGATCTGTCTCCAAATCATCAACATACTTATCAAGAAGCGTCATGGTGTCTTCAGTTTGATTGACAATCTCATCATCAAAGGAAATATTATCAACCTTCTCTACAATTTTTACATCGTAAGGATTGACTTTCATTAGAGCATCCAAGAAACGATCATACTCTTTCTCGTTACTTTTTTGTTTGACGACAACCTTGACAATTTTATTTGTGTAGTCTGTAAACTTAACTAACTGCCTAGGAGTATCATTATAGTAGATAATCTCATAAAGTGAGAAAGGATTATCAACTGCTTCTAACTCATAGGTCTCAGTATCAAAAATGTGAAAACCCCTAGCATCATTCACGTCATTCCAGAACATTTGATAAGGATTGCCTAGATAGAAAATTCTACCATTATTAGATCTGGTATGATAATGTCCAGAAAATACTCGATCAAACTTTTCATAAGGAAGAATATCTGCACCGTCTTCCATGGTATACCCATAGTGTGCATAGAACCCATTGAGTTCTAGGTGTCCCATGACAACTTTTGCTTTAGTGTCATTGATCTTGTTATAGGTAAACTCTGTATTATCTGTGTTTACCCAAGGAACGAAGAGTATCTCCAAACCTCCAACTCTAAGTTCTGATGCATCAACAATAACGTTGATATTATTGTACTCTCGTAGGAGGAGATCAATAGTATTGATCTCGTTAGTGTTTTTGTAGAAGGCAGTATGGTTTCCAACAACAGAAATGATTTCGATACCCATGTCTCGGAGACGGTCGAAATAATTTTTCTTTGCCCAATCCAGAGACCAAAAATCAATAGTTTTACGACTGTCAAAAGTATCACCCATGTCGATAACAGTTGTAATACCACGTTTTTGTAGTTCTGGGAAAAAGACTTCATCATAGAACTTGAGGAAGAAATCGTGATATAACTTGGATCCTTTTTTGAACCCAAAGTGCTGATCTGTAATAATAGCAACTTTCATAGTTTTCCGCCAACTTCTCCTTCATACTTTGTTACTTCAGGAAATCCATCTTGCTTTGCTTGTAAGTACCACCGAGTTGCAGATATACAAAGTTCTTCGTGTAAGGAAGTGATGATTTCCTTTCCTTCCTTATCATAAGAAGCCCAAGTCTTCCAACATTTTTGTTCCACTCGGAAACAATTATCAATCCATTCGTAATCACTCATCGATTTAATCTGTACTGTACAGCGTCTTTAATTGAATTATACTCAGATGACTTATCGCTTTCGTCTGCGACGAAAACTTCGTCATATCCAGATCTTTCAATAATCTTTTGTCTGATCTCTAATTGCTTTTTCTCTTTCTGAATACGACGGAGGAAAGCATAGTGAATAATCTGAGTAAAGTATGCAAAAGGATTGCTAGACTTTTCTGGATTGAAGTTATTGATATACTGAACACAGTTTTCAATACCATCACAAATCATATCATCCTTGAACATGTAGTTCACGAAGTTCGGTTTGTAGGACAAGTGTGTAGCAATCTTCAGAAAACATTCTCCAAGGTAGTTTGTAATCCTTGGTTTTGGTTTTCCTAAATGTTCTGCATCACTGATTTCCTGTTTGTAAGCAACGATGGCAGCAAGAAATTCCTTGTTGTTTACATAGTGCTCTGATCTTTTACGTGTCATTATCATTACAAATCATTGATCAATTATAGCATAGCTTGACAAGATGTTCAAATGTCTGTAGAATAACTCTGTCAGGGTTGAAGGTAATATAGCTTAGCTACTTTTAGTATTATAAAGCTTCTCTAGAAGATCTCTTGCTTTATCGACAGACGATATATATCCCATCTCCTTACTGATGTCTGGATGAGATTGTTTGAACCCTACATTGACAACATGTTTGTAAGTATCAATGATATCTTCATCTTTAACTTCACTAACTGTAATGATCCTTGAAGTTTCAAGTAAGAAACATTGATCATCAGAAAACTTTATCCATGGTTCAAATTTATACCCAGAGGGTATATTCGTTCCAGGGGAACGAATTTCTACACAGATAACTGGGTTATCTAGCATAACATGTTCAGGATTAGTT